TGTGTCACCTGCGACTGTATTAACATTAGTAATATCAGTAGCCACTGTGTTTATTTTATCTAAATCGTTTGATATAGTTAGAATTGCTGAATCAAAATATGAGCCGTAAGTAGGCATATCAGCCAACATAGGACCAAGGATGTTATTACGAATCCACTCATAATCCTCAAGCCCAGTGATAAATCTAAGGACATCTACTGTGTCACTTATGTTAATATCACCATCGTTGTCAATATCACCACGCTGATAGCCATCAACAGTAGAGGTTATTAAATCATATAGAACTTGGTCAACAGGTGCGGTAGCTACAATAATAGCCAGCATTTCAGCATTAACAGCTGTTAAAGCAGCATCCGTGTAACCAGAACTGAACCCTCTATCTATATCATCACCTAGAATATTAATGGTAGCTTGTTCTGCTGTTGTTGGTGTTGTTCTATTCCAAGTAGTAGTTCCTAAATCATAAATCTTAGTTATATTTAATGTGGTGTCATAATACATAGCACCATCAAGAAGAGTATTACCGTCATTGTCCACTGAAGGGTCAGATGCTTTAGCTCCTAAGTAAATGTCATCGAAGGAATCCCAAGCCGTCTCAGCATTTGCCTCACTAGATGCAGCATTAGCTTCCGATACTGCTGCTGCAATTGCTTGTGCTGTTACATTAGTAAGTTGATCGTTATAGTCATCCTCAGATAAAGTAAAGTCACCAGAGCTGTCAAAGATAAAAGCCTTATTCTTTCTTGCTTCTATATTAAAATCTAACTCCACACCACCTGCATCCGTTATCGTAGTTGCAAACTTGATAGCTCTACCTAACTCTTCTTGCTGTTGCTGTTCGATGTATGTAAGTCTATCTAATGCCCCCTCGTGTGTTTCTGCTGGAAAAGCATCATTCTCCACATAATCCACACCTTGAGTAAGGTCTAGTACTCGCTCAATAACTACCGAATCTGATGCCGATAATCCTGTTCCGAATACGATATTGCCGCCACCAACATCACCTGCTCCTGTTACGGTGTAATCTGTAGTTAATGTCTTTTGCGTACTATTGACATAAACTTTAAGATCACCGTCTGCAAATATCTTAAAGGTATATGCGAATGTAGTCTGTGCGGCTGATGCCGTATAAGAAACTTTATTTACTGTAGTAGATACTGTCATTTATCTCTCCTGTTTTTTCATTGTATCATATTAATTATGGTTATGAAAGAATATTACTCCATTCCTTTTTTCATCATCTTATATGCTGGGTAAAGTTTATCATTAGTGAAGTCGTCAGGATCTCCTTGAGCAAGACCCTCCAGAAACTGCCTTGCAACTAGATTTCCTGTATCGAAATATAATCTTGCAGCCATAAACTTCAAATATATCTTTTGCTCTTTGTCTGAAGATAAATACTGTTTAGTCCATGCAGAAGCTGTACCTTTTTTGACAATTGCCTGAACCTTGCTCTTTATCTCTCTCCCTTCTGTAGTTGCTATAGCTTCAATCTCATCATCATTTAGATCTTGCTCTGTTAGACCCTTAATGATTGCAGCCTCTATCAGAACACGCTTTCTGGCTTTCTGTACTTCTATTTCATTACCTATAGCAAACGGAAGGTCTCTTGAGTCATACTCCTTGATTAGCCTATCTGAAATACTGCTTAATACAAAGATTTCATCATCTTCTGGCACAATGTCCTTTGGTGTAGTCAGATCTACGAGGGGATTATCCTTTAAGAATATCGAACCTCCCAAATTTTTCCATAACCAATTATAAAATTCTGCATCTCCCATCCCTGCCTTAAACTTGTCCTCTCCAACAATATGTCCTCCTGTTAATGAATCTATAGGATTTTCGTTATTGATGAAATAACTCATAACATTAGTAATTACTTTAATTGCTGGCGTAAATGCTGGCACTTCTCCGCCCATATACGACCCAACATCTGACTTCTGATCTGTGGTAATTCCGAAAGACTGCTGTAGTAGTTTGTGAGTAATTCCACCCAATAACCTAGATGTTTCATCTACTGGCTTAACTAATACTTTTGCCTTGTAAATTGGAGATCCATCTTCTTTAGTGCCTATACGATTAAGACCTAACGGGATTACAATGTAATTTGCCTTTACTCTTTCAGGAACCATTGACATTATAGTGGCATTTATTTTTGCCTCTTCTAGCGACTGCCCTTTGAAGACATATCCCTGCCCCATTGCGAACATTACTACTTTTGGTATAACTCCTGACATAATTGCATGATATGACCACTCTCCATATCTTCCTTTTGCAGCTTCCCAATCACCCCTATAACCCTCTTTCATTGCATTAGAAAATAAGAATAAATTGTTGTAGGCTACTGCCGCCCCACCTCGTACAAGATGAGCAGGAGATCCAGCCTGTGTTCGGATGATGTTTATCCTCTCCTCTGCTGGCATATCTGGGAAATGTTTTTCAAGATACCGATCTGCCACAACTTTGGTTGCGGTTTCCATTACAGCATTTAGATCGTGCATGCTGCCAAACAGAGCGTTGAATGGGTGTTTAATTACCTCATTCCACTCTTTACTTTCTGCGCCATGAAATCTGTGCATTAATCCTGATAGTGGATCTTTACCCTCATGCTCTCCCCAAGGTTCTGCTACTGAGATCAGTGACATCTCCTTGCGCATCTTATCCACTCTTGCGCTACCCTTTCCGCTGACTCTCCTAACACCCTCTGGTACTCCATAAGTGAGAGTCTGCAAAAACATACTCACATCTTTGTAATACGGGATCATGTCTCTTTTTCGGCTAGGAAGATTCATTACCAGTCTATGAATATCCATAAGAGGATTTCTTACAAGAATAAACCCAGGGTTTGCAATCGTATACACCTCTCGAAAGTAGTTATTTACTCTCGATACCTGCTGTAAAACCTTGACCAGCTCTATTGGGTTGTTTTTAAATGCCATTGCAGTAAACTTATCTACATAATAGCCCTTTACCTTGCCTTTACGCATAACTGTAATCAGTCCCAACTCTGGATCTTGCGGCTCTATTGGTCTTCTGATTTTCACTCCTGACTCTAGCAATACTAGCTCTGTTTTGGCTTTCTGTATGCTTGCTTCTCTAGGCGCATCTATGCCTGACTTACGAACTCTAACTAGATTATCAACTGCCGATCTTTTGGCTTCATTCTTGAGTAGCCCAGAAATTAGAGCCATATCACTTTCTATCGTTGCTAGGAGTGGACTCTCTTGAGTCTTGAATGTGCCAACCTGTCCAAACAGAGTTAATCCAGACCCTTTGCCCTGAGTGCTATCAATATATTCAATAACATTAACCGTTGCATAGTACTTATTTTCTAGGATCTTCTGCTTTAACTCTTCACCCAAAGCATCTGTACCCTCAAGATAGCTAAGTATCGTGTCATTCCTAAGAACCCAATACTCATCCACCAAATCTTTTAGTTCTGGGTGCTTTATATTGAGTTCCTGCAAAAACCTAGATGCTTGTTCTAGGGTCACGCCTCTTGTATTAATCAGGTTAAGTCTATCTCCTTTAACAATACGCTGGTACATCAGATACTCACCAAACTCTTTAGGTGTAGCACCCTTCATTCTTGCAGGAGTCATAATCCTCGCACCAATCTTATCTAAATATAACTCGACAATAGAGTTCTTGTATAGCATATCTCTATACTTATAAATTGGATTATCTTTTGGAGAAACATCGACACCACTCTTCTTGGCAAACTTCGTTCCTTGTATTATTCCATGAGCCTCATCAATTAACGCCCATGACATATAATCAGTCACTCTAGCATCTTTAGCTTGATTGGCTCGTATATCTGCCGCCTCATCAAAATCACGCCTTATTTTCCTGCGTAGATTTGCACCAGAACTTCCATGAAGTGCGATCTCCTCTTGAATCATTCTGTAGTTCTTGAGGAATCTCTGATTGTTCTCAATAAACTCCATGAACCCGTCAAACGCTTTTGGAGCAACCTCTTTGGCAAGTCTGGGATTCACCATAAACGCACTCATAAAGTCTGCATACAATTCCGCTGAACTATTCCGATATGTCAAATACTTAGAATCCGCAGCACTCTCATCAAATGGTCTCCACTCTTTAGATAAGTTGTATAACTCTTGATGGATCTCATCCTTGACCAACAGCCCTCTACGATGAGCTTCTGCCATAAATAACTCTTCGTACTTCTTGGACACCTCTGCATCAGTTATTTTCTTATCTTGCCCTCTATTCTCTCCACGATCTATAATATCCTGAATCTCCTGTGGGATCTTCTTGTGTGCTAGTGTGCGAAGGATCTCTTTCTTCTGCTTGCGATTCAGGCTTGCAATAAACTCATAGATTGCTGGATCTGCTTCCGCTCTTCCAACAACTCCTGTAAAGATATCTTTAATCTGTTGAGGAGTAATACCTAACTCTTTCTGAATTTCAGTGTCATTAGATAATGCGTCTAACTCATCCTGTAGCACCCTCCTTGCTTTCTCTCTCAACCTACTCTTCTCTACCGAAGAAAGAGGAATCTCACCATGTGGTCGCCCAGCATGATATTTTTCAAGATGTCCTTTTAGCGAAATAAGCCTCCCAATGATATTAGTTTTCTCTCCTGTGACTAACTCATGCCTTATAGTAGGATCCACAATGTGACCAATCTCATGCGCTAATGTTCTAGTTAACTGCGCTGGATCTTTACCTAACTCAGCAGCAATGACTATGCCATCTGTTGTTCTACCAATTGCAGCCTTACCTCTTACACCTTCTCCGAGATACTTAGCAACACTAGGCATATCGCCATTCAGTACACCTTCTGCAATTGCCACAATATCAGGTAGCGATAAGTCTACTGCACCATGCTCAGGATCAGAATGGTGATAGTTTCTGCTCTCTACTATATCTGCAACTCCTTCTCCTTTTGTGATCTTATGTAATACTTTGGCGTTCTCAGGAACAATAATTGCCGAAAGTTCCCCTTCTCCTTCACCTATATTTTTATAGAAGATTGAGTCTATCCCATGATCAGTAAGCGTTTGCATGAGGTCTTTGCTCTGCGTTTCAGATCTATTTATTCTAACTAGCTCTGCCTCTGTTATTACTCCCATTCTATGAAGTGCTGATGCTATTGCCGCAGGAGATTCAGCATCATTTAAGTCTGCCTCTTCATGAATAATACTTCCTTTCTTGTTCGCTAAAGGACTTGATACTTTAACCAGAACCTTATATGGTGTTCTGCTTGCCTTTCTTTTAAGAATTTCTCCAACCTGAGAGTTGTCCCCAACATGAAGAAGAGCATTAAATCCTTTCTCCATATTCACTAGATTTGGATTATTGGATGCGTGTTCTGCTAGGAAATAATATTCACCTAATTTCCCCTCCTGCATAGCCTTCATGTCTGGAGCCTCAATCTTCCTTACAGGAGCGTTTGGATTTCCTATCTCTCCGATAGTCTCTAGGTATTCTGTGTCATGAAATCCTGTTTTAACTCTTTTCTCTAACGACCTCTCTTGAGCTTTTATAATGTCCTTTTTTTTCTGTGCCACTATTTCTTCAGAAACTGCCTGCTCCAGTCTTTTTATTGATTCAGTAATTTGCTCTTTCCCGAATATACCCTCTGTCGCATTATATAACAGATCTCTAACTTCTTTTCCTGCCTCTGGAGATAACTTATCTACCATCTCCCCAAGATCTTCAACCTCTAAGCGTGATGCCAATATAGCGGAGTCTACATCTGACACATCTTCCTTTACCTTTTCAACCTTAAACCCCTCTATACCCTCTGCGACCTCCAGTATGCTTCTTTGGTCGTTCTTTACAATCTCTTGTATCTTTGCAGGATCTACAGCTCCACGCACCTCCACAAGCCTTAGCGTACCATTCTCCATTGGCTCGAATATAACTTCCGACCTACGATTAATTGCTACACCATTCTCAGTTCCACTCTGCTGGATAATGTACTTACGCACAATTCTCCCACTCACCTCTTCTAGCCTATTTGTAGATAAAGTAGTTACTTTTCCATCTGTTTCTACCGTTCCTGTAGACCGTGCGTGATGCGTTCTCAACGAGAGAATCATGTCTCTGACCATATCAGGGATCATGTAGACTTCTTTTCCATCAACGATATGTGGTGCTTCTGCTAACTGATCCACAATTTCTTTAGCCATAGTGGGGTGTAGTTCTGCATAACGAGTAATAACCTCATGCGGAACGCCAAACTGCTTTTGGATCTTAGTTAGTCTTCGCTTGATATAGGTTTCACTCTTATTCAAACTTCCCTTTACCTTTCGTCTAGCTAATGCAGTCATTGAGTGCATTAGCCTAAAGCTACCGAGGAACATTACTGAGTCAATTAGTGATTGCTGATCTACAATCCACGGCATATCTGCACCTTGATCTTTATATTTTCCCCATAAATGCTCGCTCTGAGCTAGAGTCACGCCTTGAGCTACAAATTCTACTGTTGGAGATGCAATACCTCTGCTCATCTTAGTGAGACCAGGAATCATCTCTGATAGCGACTTTGCTCCACCTCCTATCTTTGCGGTAAGGAATCCGATAACTGCTTGCGCACCAAACTCCTTAACTGCACCAATAAAAACATCCATTCCGTCAAGATTTGTCTCGTATGCTAGAGACTCTAAAATATCATCTAGCACGGAAGTTACAGCCCCATGTGTGGCAAGGCTCATTGTCCAGCATCCAGTAGAAAATGCTGCTGCCTCTACTACCCCACCTGCAAGTGGCCCTGCTGCTGCTGTTGCTGCTGATGCTGCTGGAACCGCTGCTCCTGCCGCAATTCCTCCACCTAAAGCACATGAGCTGCTGTATACAGGAAAGTCTAAGCCAAATGTTGCCGCACTTGTTCCAAGCCTCTCATACCAATTCTGATCTCCGAGTGATTCAGCCTTCTTATAAAAGTCCTGAACCATAAGCCCGCACTTACTTTTATCTTTAGCACATTCTTCGATCAATCCTACCTTTCCAAGAATAGACGATTGATATGCGAGCTTGCTCATCTCATCAAAAGATAAATCAACCAACTCTCCCTCACCTTCAACAATCTTTCCATCTTGCACATAATGCTCTTTTCCTGTGCTAACCATAGCCTGAATTGCTAAAGCATTGAGATATGTATCATCATTCATTGGAGCATATTTAGGAGTTTCTGAAAATACAGGCTCTTCATCCTCCCATCCAACTACATCAATTCTCTGCATTGGATCTGCCTCTTCATCAGGCATCATCTCAATATCTGAGTTCTTTAATTGAGCGTTAGTATTGATCGGAGACATAGCTTGCCGCACTGTATCGAAGTCTTGATCTGTAGCAATTCCTACCGATACTGCATTAATAGCACTCTCATTGTCTTCAAAGATCTCAATCAATCGCTCTTGAGCCTCTTCTGGATCCATCGACTTTAGGATTTCATACTTCTCTCTTGCACCTTCCCTCTCTTCCCAAGGTGCTGACTGCACACTAGATGCTAACTGTCTTTGCGCTCTCTGCCCATCCTCAAATAGAATTTCATGCTTGGGGAATGGTGTTGTTCCATCGTTCACTGGAGGAACATCAAAATCTACTATAGCGTTCTTTCCATCAATCTTTACAGGTGATGCTCCTGTCTTCTGAATAGGAGTAATTGAGTCATAATCATGCTCTAAATCAGCACTTATTTTTCCAGCATCATTATCAAGATCAATCTTTGGAGCAATTCCAGAAAGCTCTCTATTTTGCTTCATTCTGTAGGCATTAATCTCACTTTGCCCATACCCCATATCCATCAGGGATTTGTCTGTAAATTCTGTCATTTTGTCAGCCTTGCTCGTAAATGAGCAATCGGTTCTCTTCCATTCAACCAGCCAGTAGGTGCATTTTGGGGGTCATCAAATATTATCATCTTCTTGTCAGTGCCGTACATTTCCGATGCGACATCATTCCAATACATATTCCTAGCTGCACTTATAGGCATATTGTCATATTGATACTTCAAAATACTGCCATTCTGAAGCTCAATCTCATCTCGATACCCAGACTTCCAATTACTCGCTACATTATTGACTGCTTCAATAGCTGATATTCTTGATGGGACAGAAGTTGCAGGTGGTGGAGATGAATAACTAACTCCATCAATAAAGCTGTTTATCATCCTATCGCCTATATATTTATTATTCTCAGTTCCACTTATAACTCTTCCATCAGAGCCTATTGCTGGCGCATCCAATAAGTCTATCCATGCACTTCCGCTCTTATCAGCACCCAATCTTGCATCCCTTACCCCGTCCCATTCAACCATTCTTTGATCTACCTGAGCCTGTATTTCTGCCTTTGTCTGCTCGCTTTCATTCATTAGGCTCATCAACATTGCCTGTACATCATCCTTGCCCATTCCTGCGAAATCTACAGTTTCTCCCTTTCTCTCTGCATAGAGCTTTAACTTTAATCGTGACTCAACTACCGTGTTTAATCTGTCAATATGCTTCCCTAATGGAGAGGTCTTTCCAAAGTAGTTTTTTAGCATTTGCTCTACACCACTATAATGCGTATCACTGAGCTTATCCACATTCTGAATTAAATAATCCTGAACCTCTACGATAGTTCCTGTTGGATCTCTTCGATACTTCTCCGAAAGATTTGGTATCGCCTCTCCTCGCATAATCTTTGAGTTGGCTACCCTGTAATCAGATACATTTTCTTTAGGTTGAACGCCTGAAGTAGTCCGATCCTTAACTCTGGATCTAAAATATTTATATTGTACTGTACCAATAAAGTGAGGATTTGCCGCTACTGCCGAATCTATATCCTTGAGGGTTAATTGCTCAATATTATTCTGTAGTGTATTTGAAGTATCTGTATTCGCCTCATTAATCAGTCTCTTTATAACTACCTCTTTCTGACCTCTTCTATCTTTGAGGTGGGTAACAACAGAGGTTCTTTCCTCTAAAGATAGTCCTTGCAATGCTAGGTCATCATTTATACGAACTTGCGTTAGATACTTCTGGTCTAAAAGTTTCTCAATTGCATTATCATACTGTTCAATTGTAACATTTGATTCTGGCACATCTGGGTTAGCACCGCCAAACAAACTCGTTAGCGTATAATGTTCCACAAAAGCTCTATCATTACTCTTAATTTGAGTGTCTGAGAGAGGTATTCCATATTGACTTCTTGAGTAGAGATGCCGATAATACTCAAGGTAGTTTTCCGCAGCACTCTCCGTATCTGTAGTAAGGGATGATCGGTATAAATTTCCTGATACTATACTCCTTTCCGACTGCTGAATACTTACCCTTCGTGTGTAACCTTTATTTAATACTTTACCTGATAGCTCTCCAAATTTTGATGCTGACCATGCAGAAAATATAGCACTGTCTTTTCCATTAAGCGAATCAACATTACTTCTATATTGTGGATCATCTTCCATTGCTCTGAATGCGGCATACATACTCTTCTCATAGTCTTCTGGAATCCACGGAGTCTCATAATTTCCATTCTCATCAACAATGCCTGTGCCGCCATTAATTACTGCCGCATGTACAGCAGTTGCAGTTGCTTCCCACAATGCCTTTGAGTAGCTCAGATTTATTGAACTCTGCTCGTCTTCCAATGAGTCGTCAATCTCCTGATGCAACTTATGGACTTGTGCGCCAATCTTAGTAATTGCCTGACCCATCTGCATTGCTGCACGACCTGATGCACCTGCTTGATTTATATACGAAATTACGAAATACTACCGCCTTGTACTTTAGCAGCACCAATTTTTGTCCTACCTCTTGATCTAATTACTGAAGCCATAAGTTATCCCTTTATTGCCATACCAGCACTGTAAGCACCCATTGCGCTACTTGCTCCAGATAATAGCGAAGTGGTTGCTTGGTACTGACTTGCTAATTGCTTATCTGATCCTGCTTGCCATAATAGCCAAGCATTTTTCTGGCCTTCTCTGAGGATATGAGTCTTATCCTCTTCAAGATCATTAATTGTCTTCATCATATTAGTGACAGGCGATCCAACGCCTACCGATGCTCCAGAGCCACCCCATTGTGCCATTTGCGTATGGAGCTGTTCAAGCATTTGGCGTTGCAATACCTTGGCTTCATAATGGCTTCTTTGTAGCTCTTGACCATACTGTATCTGCCCTTGCTTATAGGCTGCATTACCTGCTTCTGTAGCTCCTCTAGCTCCAATAATGCCACCTACTACTGCTAGTCCTGCTCCTGCTGCTGCTAGTCCTGCTCCCATCTAATCCACCGTATTCAGCGTACCATGAATTCCTAGAATCGTCATTGGTAGTGGCTGCTCCTGTTTAACTTCAATATATCCATCTCTATCCCAGCCAAGATTAGTTACCTTGACATCTCCAGAGAAGAGTCCTAAACCTTCATCCATCGCATCTGCTGATGTTCTAAATGACATTGAATCTCCATTAATCGTAACTCCTGTAGAGTTCAGTAATCTTACTTGAACTTCATTCCATCTCTTTTTACGACCTTGTGCTTTACCTGCCTGAGACCCTACCTCTGCTCTCATTGTCTTTAATGTAGAAGTATAGCTTAATCCTACCTCCACATTAACATTTCCCCAAGAATCTGGTATAGATGGTGTTACTGCGCCACCATTAACAACTTGATCTGGAAATACTGCACCATTAACAACAACCTTAACTGTCTCACCCTCTAAATGAGATAGTCCTGAGATAGTTGCCGATGCGCCAGATACTGTACCTGTTAAACCAGAATCTACATTAATCTCTGGGTCAAGATATTCTACATACTTCTTTGTTACCCCACCGATAGTTCGACTTATTAATAGCCAAACTTGATCTGATGTTGCAGTTGTTATTACTGTTACACTTTCAACTTTAGAGTCTGCTCCTCCAATACTATGTCGTGACCAAGCTACAACATCTTCTGGTCGCTCATAAGTCATACTTAGCAACTTACCATCTGCCGTACACGCCCAAACAATAGAGTCTGGCTCTTGCTGATACTCTGCATCTTGCAGATAACCTTCCGTAATATGCTCCGATAGAAGTGTCATATCAGGTGCGATATAAGCATCATTCTGGAAATTATACCCAAACTCTCTTAACTTTCTTCTAGCTCTTTGGACGAAAAGAATTGAGCTACCTACCTGTATAGGAGGTGCAGTCCAACTACCGTAAGTAGTCTGCTGAGTGATCATTATATTAGATGGAGTAAGCGGCTCACCTGATGGTCTTCCTATCTTAAATTCACCACCTGCCGTACCCACAATTAAATCTCTACTAGGCTGTAACCATCTGATTACATTGACTCTATTCGTTGCAATAGCATATTCCATTGACTGATCATCAAGACCTGTGCCTTGATCGAAGTTCTCATAGTCTGCTGTTTGTGACCCCCAGATTGTCTGAGGATTAGCGGAAGTTCCTGCAAAGAACAGTCTCTGCTCATAGAATGATACTGTTCTAGGGTAGCCATTAGTGGCATCCCAAGGAGAAGTTCCTGCCCATGTAAATGTAGGCGTAGCTAGAGTCCAACTTGTATGACCTGTACGACTTAACTTTCTCGGTGCGTGATTGCTATGACATATATACATAACATCTGCTGACTGTGCAAAATGTAGCTCAAATAATTCACTATCTAAATATGGTGAAGCGACCTCATAAGCACTGCCTCCACTTAATATCTGACCATTATCTTTATAGAATCTAATATACTGATCGCCAAACTCTAACACATAAGCCTGTGTGACATTAAATTCAAAAGGGATTAATCTTCCTGTATCTGCGGAATCTTTAACCTCTGCAACATGATACGATCCCCCCCTACGAACAGCCCCACCGTGAGGATATACGCTCATATTCTCCAGAACGCTACAGCCATTAAAGTACTTCTTAAAGTCTATCTGCCCTTCCAGTCGAGGACTAAGCTCCCCTGCCGTGAAGTTAGATTGAAATGGATGAACTCTAGCCATTACAAGCGGAAGCCAGTAAAGGTATCTGCTACGATACTATCTAATGATCCTTCTGAGCCATCAGCTCCTCTAGCCTCTCTTAACTTCAGCTCATACATCTCCCACATTTGAGATGTAAGTGAGTTACTTCCTGTGATTGAGTAAGCAAGTTCTGCCGCTAACCTTGCAGTTAATGCCTCTGTGAATAAAGCATCAAATTCAGCAGGACTTGTTATTTTACCAATATAAAGTATCTTAGCTTCACCTTCGTTGGTTAATAGCTTACGACCCTCTACCTTAAAATCAAGATCATTAGTCTGCATTGATAATACACGCAAACAATAAGGGTCTGTTGGCAGGGTATATTCATAGGCATATGTGAAAGCTGGAGTAGAAGTTAATCTACTTAGTGCTTGCCTACGAATCGCAAAATTCCAAGAGTGCGCTCTGGTTACTGAATCTCTTATAGGCTCATAAAACGCATTACAGAGTCTAGCTCGCTCTGTATTATCCGATAATGAAGTAATAGGATCGTCTCCTAATTTCCTCAGCGCATTAGAACATATTGAGACTTCTGTAGCCATATATCACTCCATAATAAATTATTCAGGAGGGGAGGGAATATAACCCTCCTCCCCCCAATTACAGCTTATGACTCTAAAGCACCAATCTCCACTACCTTCTCATCTTCGACACGAGTAGCACCGATGATCATTGATAGGAATACTTGAGTTGCATAGTTCTTGTCATCACGCTCTGAAATACGAGTAGTGATATCCTGACCTACTGCTAGACCAAGACCTGACTCAGTATATGCAAGGCAAGAACGGATGCTTGAAGCAACAGCCAAACGCTCAGTACGAACAAACTTAAAGCCCAAGAAAGTATCAATCTGTCCAGAAGCTAAAGCACGAACCGTATTGTAGTCTGAAGATTTAACCTCAGTAGTTCCTAGTAGGTCTGTAATTTGCTTTGCAGAACAAAGTATAAAGCGAGCCTCGTCTGGATCAGCTTCAGAAGAATCAATAATCTCTTTTGCGCTAAGTAGCTTATCAAGAGTCAAGCCTGTAGAACCGCCAGCGATTTTCTGTGCTGAAGGAAGAGCAACAGTTGTTGCGCCAGCTACACCAGAATACGCATTACCAGAAGCTGCTGCGATAATAGCATCATCCATAGCACGACCCATTGCATTAGCACCTGCTTGTGCATACTCTGACTGAGGAGTGATAAGCATTCTAACCTTATCTTCCTGATCAATCAAATCAGCCCAATCATAATCAACAAGTGTAACCTTGCGTCTTGAATGTGGAGTATCAATCTGTGGAGTATCGGAATGGCGAGTAGTACGAACTACTGCTGCCGTAGCTCCAATACGCTCAAAATAATGGCTCTTACCAACTGTAGGCTGATAACGAACTGTATCACGAAGGCGTGATCCCTTTTGCTGTGCAAGATGTAGAACATTACTTTTATACTGCTCTACAAATGCAGTTGTGATTTCTGTTGACATAATAATGTCTCCTAAAATAAATTAATAAAAAAATATAAAGTTGACATTATCCTATCGGGTGTCTATCAGTTACGATGAATAGTCGAATCATTAAGTGATTAATCTTTCTCTAACCATTATCCTAAAAAAGGGTGGTTGTTTGAGAGTAGTGCAACAAGTTTTTACGCCTGTTACACTAACAATACCATAAGTTTACACAAATGCAAGAACTATTTATTGAAAGCCTTGTCGAATAAGTCCTGCATCTCTTTCTGCGCTTGTGAGTGTTTAGGATTTTTAGCATCCCAATATGCGTGACCCTTGTCACTATTGATCTGGTCGATACGCTGTTGTGCATCTAGCGGACTCATTACCAAGGAGTTATTAGCAGTACCTTTTGCTGAATCCTCAGTAATGCCTTCACCTGCCTTAACAAGTAGTCTAATCAATGAAGGATCATTTCCATATCGTGGATCTTGTAGTTTCTGCCTAATATCGTCATCACCGAAAACACTTAAAGCTCTATTGGCAGCTCTTAGGTTTTTGTCGTAATTATTACCAAACTCTTTACGCAACATCTCTTCTGACTCACCTGCCGTAGCATTAACCTGACTCCTCTCATCCTCTATCTGATAGTCAATTGCGCCTTTCTGCCATTCCATCAATCCTGCCATCTGATCTGGTGATAGTCCTAGCTTATGACCTGCCTCCCTAAAAGAGTTCATTGTCTCTTCTGGATAATATTGACCATAACCCTCTGGAACTTTTAATTCATACCCACTAGGATCATCTGGTCTTCCTAACTTAGAATATAACTCACTTCTCTCTTCATCTGTTTTTGGTAAAGGTACTCTGCTTCCTATCATCTTCTGCTGATGAATTAAGGTATTCGCTGCCGACTCTGCATCCTTAATATTTGCTAAGGTAGGGTCTGCCCTCAACTCTTCTGATAGTCCACTTTTCCAGTCGCTTAGATTGTCATTTGCTTCGGGTGCGATTGCTGGTGCATTATCCTCAGGCTCAATGGTCGCTGCTTGTTCATCACTCATATATTATGTTTCCTTTAAGTTACTCATCCTAATAATACGAAGATAGACTGCTCTCTCGCCTTCCCTCCTCGCGGTTTCATACGGATCACCCTTAACGAATGATTCACGCATCTGGTACGCAGCCTTTAGATCTTCGAGGATTGCTTCACCCTCAACCGTTCCAAACACTATTGCATATTCTTTCTTTAGTTTCTGTATTGCTTTAGCCACCACCCATTGCCTCCGCTATCTGTTCCATACCTGCTTGTGTAGATTCAACATTCTCTTTGCCTAGCATTGGCATAGCCTGTGATGCTGTACTAACTGCTTGTTGCGCTTGTTGCATCTCCATCTGCTGTTGCTGTTGCTGCATCCGTTGCTGTCTTTGAGCATCTACCTGCCGTGGATCTTTCATAATATTTTTAGGTACACCAAGCAGTTCTGCTCTTGATCTTATAGCTGCATCGTGATCCAAATTATCCATTATTTCAGGAGCTATCTGAGCCATCATTCCAGCCATCTCATATAAGCGTTCTACTGCTACAGCCTCCTCCATTCGCTGTGATCTAGCAAGTGGGCCAACATACTCAATATCAACCTTTACTCCATTTAATGATTCTGGAGCTTCCAAAAACATCTCATTTCGCTGCATAATATTAAAGCATCTTTCGATAAGAGGATTTAAGAACTCAGTCTGGAATCTGCCTAATGTAGGGCCAAGAAGCCTCTGCATTAATTCATAACGAACTTGAACTTCGGTTGCAGTCATTTGAGGCCCTGACTGTAGCTCTAGCTGGTCTGAGAAAAATGCTTGCTTGATAGATGCTCTAAGCTCTGACTCTTTCATATCAGATACATCAAATCTAGCTCCACTACCTAACTCTCTAATAGCTCCATCTCTACGAACCGTAGTAATACCGCCTGGCTTTGTAACTACTCGACCAATCACCCCATCATCCTCTACAGTTAATGGTGGATCAATAGCTTTTGCCCATGCAACTAAACCTAACTCT